TTTGGTGCTGTCTTCCAGAGAGGGGAGTTGCGCGTGGTGACATACTCCATGTAAAGCGGCTCACCCCAGGTGATTTCCGTTTCACCCTTCAGCACCGCGCCGACTCGCACAGACAGTCCGCGCTCATTCGATGCGTTGGCCGCACCCGGTTTAAACTTCTCCCAGTCGCCGCCGTATTCGTACTTGAAGCGCCCCTGAACGGCGGTTGAGCTGGTGATTACCGCGTTGACCAGCTGAGCCTCATAACCCAGCGTGCCGTTAACCAGATGCGTTTTCTGCGCCACTGCGTAAGGGTTCATACCCCACTGAGCAGCCTGTAATGCGATCGCCAGACAGTCAGCAGGCTTACCAGAGAGGTGAGCAGGTACTGTTGCTTTACCCTGCGCCATGACTTCCGCAAAAGCCTGTAACTTCTGCAGGCCGCTCGGGCTGAAGATTGCCGCTTTAGTGTCGGCCTCATTGACCGGCGCGGTGATGATGTCTTTGCTCATGCGTAATCCTTTCTTTTAGCCCATTCCGGGCGCGTAATTTCTTCAATGCCGCCCCAGTTACCGGACAGCATGCATTCGTGATAGGTATCAAGGTTGCGGCGGAACAGGTCGTAGCCCACGGCGACATCGTCCTCCTGCAACTGGAAGGTGCGCACCGGGTACCGGCCGCAGTCGATCGCCTCGCTGACCGCGATAAAAACGAATAGCGGATACTCGCCGAAATGCTTGCTGAATCCTTCTCGGTAATAGGCGTCCTGAACGTGATAGCGGAACTCTTCGACGTGGCGGGCGAAGCGGGACATATCGGCCACTTTCTTCACGTCGACGATTACAGGCTGTCCTGACAGGAATTTGTCCGGACGGATACGGCAAAGTTCGCCGGTCTGCTCGTCATTCCAGTAGATTGACGCTTCCTGATGGCCTTCAGCTTCCAATAGCCACCGGGCGGCCGGATGGGCGAGGGCACTGGCGCGCATCAGTTGCAGTTTCCGGCCCTGCTCGGCATCCATCACTGTCATTCCTGAGCCGGCACAGTCGTCCAAGAAAGCTTTCTCGTCAGCCTTTCCCTGTGTAGTCTTTCGGTTGAATGGAGGAGCCACAATAAAGCGCTTGTCGAACTCTTCATGCTCCAGCAGCAGGCAATGCAGCGCGGTACCCATATCCAATGCGGCTTTCTTCTCTCCGTCTTCAGGCGCTCCCTTGCGCCACTGGAATATGGCCGGGTTAATGGCGATGTCGTCCAGCTGTGATTTGCTGATACCGGGGCCGCCGTGATAGACCTCGTTGCTGATGTCGTAATAGATGCCCGGCTGCATTATGCCGCCTCCTGATTTCCGTGTTTGTTGCGGTAGATTTCGATCGCCATTTCACGGCGCGCAACCCGCACCATAGCCTCACGTAAAAACGCCTCAGCGGCCTCATGCTGCTCGTCGTCTTCATCGAACATCTCAATAGCCGGGTAGTCGTGGTGCTTCGTCAGGAAGGTGCACAAAGCTGGCATCAGCGGGTTTGTTTTGTGCCGGCTCATCTGCGCATCTACTTCTGCCGCGATGCGCTCCAGTTCGCTATCCGGGAGGTTGTCAGCGATATCCTGCACCTCATTCCGGGCTGTTCTGCTCAGTCTCATTTCTTCTCTCCCATGCCAAATGCTTTCAGCATCTGATTGATGAAGGTGAAATCTTTAGTTTTCTCGAGCATCTCGCGCTGGCGCTCCAGCTCATCCTGCTGCTTGCGGTACTGCTCTACCGGTGCCGGTGCGTTCATGGCTTGCCCTCCTGCGATACGACCTGTAAGAGGCGCTCCCAAATCTGCTGTAAGCGGCTTTTAGGCTTCCACGACATAACGTCAGCGCCGGTGAGTTTGAAATCGAACATGGTGTTTTTGGGGCAGCCCGATGCCGCCCCAGCGATAGCGAAAGCTTGCATGGGGATACTCCGTTGAATGGGTTAGGTTGGTGTAAAAAAGAAGGCCGCACTAAGCGGCCAAATCGCATCCTGTTCTGTCTCTATCATTTGAAACTTCACAGCGTTGGTGCGTAGCACCTCAAAGCCGTCTAAGCAGACAGCTTTACGGTGTCACTCAGTTGGCAGCTCTGGTATTTCGCACCAAAAATCCACCCGAGGCATATAGTTGCTGTTTCCCACCCACTGCGAGCCATCATGCCAAGCCACGAAAGGCCGCTTAGATTCGCTGCTGCGGCACAATACAAAGCTATTGTCTTCCGGTAATTGCTCTTTCGAATTAATCCACTCCATCCTCTTCTCCTGTAGTGGTTACTGGCCTCGGGCGCGTAGCATTGCGTCGGCCATTTTGTAGGCACCCTTAGCCAGTTCATCTTCTGCACCATCCAGACCGCCGACGATGCAAGGTGCGGACGCTGTCGAGATATACCCCTGCATTGCCTTTGCTGCGAAGTAATCGCGTATAGTTGCGTCAGATGCCATTTCTTCTCGTTTGCTAATTTCCCATTCGTCCACCTTCAACCTCCTGCTATAAACCCCAGCCCCATCAACACACCAGTCACCAACCAAATGAATATGTAGTTACCAGTGCTTATCATGGAGCCTCCAGATATGAAAAAGCCGCTCAGTGTCGACTATTCGTTTTCTTCGTCGTCATCGTCACAGTCATCACCTGCTAATGACTTGAAAGCCGCTAACGCCGATGTTTGCCCCTCAAATTGCTTGGCAAAGTGGTCTGCGTGTTCCTGCTCGAAATTCTCAAGAGCCTTATCAAGTGCTTCGGTGTTATCACCTAAAGCAAGGCTGATGGTCATCTCAGAGCCGGAGAACATGGTTGAGATGTTCAGCGAGGAATCACCATCGCTGTTCTCGCCTTTTCGAATCAAAATCTGCCGACCATGTGATTCAAATACTTTTGCAAAACGCTCCGTTCACTTCTCCTTCTGCTCATCAACGAGCCGTTACGGTGTCTTTTGAGTTGCGATAGCCAATAAAAAAGGCCGCCATTAGGCAGCCTTCAGTGCGTACTCACGAGCCTGACGGCGATTCTTCCAGGCCAACTGCAAATAACACGGGCGCAGGATTTCGCTATCGCGATAACGCACCGCTGACTGGCGGTACTCAAGGACCGCTGCACGGCATTCACTGGCGTAATAAGCGTTTCTGTTCATGATTACCTCACTTAAAGATATGCGTTGCGCCCTTGCGGACGGTGCGGTGTCCCGCGTTATAGATAGCCACATCCGGCAGGCATACCGATGTGCTCTCATGCCTGTCACGCAGAGAAGGGGAGATAACTGCTTTCTCTACTCTCTGGTTGCAGCTGGATAAGGTGCTGACGATGCGGCGCTCGAAGCGTGTCTGCTCGATAGCCTCTGATGCTTTACGGGCGTTAAAAGCCGCCATGCGACGCTGATTTCTGTTCATTTTTAACCTCCAGTAACCTCATTAATGCACCTCGCAAGATGCATGGTGAAATCACTTCTTGCACATCAGTTCTTTTGATGACCAAGAACGCGTGCGCTTTACTTTTCCCGGGTGGTTAAATGGACCGAAGGCGCCATCTAACCAGGCAAAGCGGTGATACCAACGGCGACCATATTCGTTTCCTGCAAAGCGTTTAATTGTCAGTTTCATTTTTTATTCCTCGATGAGTGCTTGGGTGGTGAAGGCCGGACGCTACCCCGGCGATGTGTTCAGGCATGGGCGTCACCATTACCTTGGGCCACCTGCCTGCCCAGTCACGAATTGCTTGTGTTCGTGCGCCACGTTGCGTGTCTTCGCTTTTCCACGCCGCTTCACCCCGAAGCACTCGCCTCGGCCTGTGTATTCACAGGGTCATATTGTTAAAGAGCATCACCGTCCTGGTGAGTAGTGCGTCCTGCTGATGGAATTTAATTTAGCGTTATGCTAAATAAATGGCAATAGCAAAATGCTAAATAATTTAAGTGCGGAGTTTAGCTAAATGATTTAGAAAGGAATTTATTTTTTGAGGGGGTTTAGCAGGCACAAAAAAGCCCGCACAGTGGCGGGCTATCTAGGAAGTGAGTACAAAAAATCGACTCAATGTCCGGGTTATTTGATGAAGTATTTTGAAAGTACGGCTATGAGCACGGAGACAACTAACGCAATAATGATCTTCCAGGTTTGTCCGTTAAGCTCTTTCTGCAGATCTTCTTTTGTGCAAATAGTGGCTTTAATGACAGCTATATCGGTGCCAATGGCAGCAACTTGTTCTTCAAGTTTTTTTACTCGCTCTAACATGTCATCACCTCCGCCATTTCCACTTCCATGCCTGATCGTATCATAATCATCGGCTGTTTCATGAGGTTTGACAACCGTTAAATGCGAGCTTGGGTTTAGCCTAGCTTCAACAGTCTCATTAATCATGTGGCTTTGCTCACTCTAAAATAAGCCCTGTTGGAATGTATTGGCAGCTCATCTTCAAGGAGAGTGGCATCGATGTAGTAAGAGCCCTCTTTATCAAACCTACATTTCAATAGGCTGATGTCAATTGATGCCGCGATGTCTGTCGTGCGACCGTTATTTTCGCTCAACCTCACCCACATGCCTCTTTTTGGTGATATGGGAACGTCGCCGCCTTCTTCAGATCTAAGCACTTGAACCTCAAGGTAGTAAGGTTTCTTGTGCTGCAAACCAATAAAAAATACACCTGCGCTCATATCAAATTCTGATGGAAATTCCTCACAATCATAAGCAAGGAGCGGAGGTGGTATGTCTCGCATTCCTGTTTCGCCGTTATAAGGAAAGAGAAATGCTATTTTTTCATGTGCCATTTAATTACCCACGGGTCTCTTCCGGCCGCTGATCCTTAAACCAGCCTCATCTTCGTCTCAATTGCTACACCCAGCACCTTACAGTTCCCGTTAACCGGCACCATAGGCCATTGCGGGTTTAGCCCCTTCAGGTACTTCTGGCTGCCGTCGATGATGAGCCTCTTGAATGTGGCTTCATTTTCATCAGTAAGCTTTGCAACAACCAGACTCCCATT